ACGAGGCTCCTTATCTCACCATCATACTTTCTAGCTGCGCCAGTTGTTCTACCAAACTCAGCGAGGAGAATTTCTTGTTCAACAGAAACCTTCTTTGTATTATCAGCAAACTTACTTAATAGCGTAATACCTAAATTGGCGGGATTAAGGGCATCTTTCATCCCCTTCTTAAGGTCTAAAAGCGCGCCTTTAATATCGCCCGCCTTATGCATTTTCTCCATCTTGCCAAGAAAGCTCTCTTCAAAACTCTTAATGCCAAACTTGCTTCTAATTTCACCTGAGAAATCCTTATACCTATCCTGTAGCTCACCGATCTTACCAATCTGTTGGTCAAGCTCTGCGTTGATTCTTCTGAGGTCCGCGATGGTTTGAGCGGATTTCTTTCTGTCTTCATTGGACGCACCCTCCGCCACCTCCATCTTCTTCTGCTCTTGTCTTATGAGAGTATCGTTCAGCGCGATACTCTCTCTAAGAGATTGCGCTGCTCTATCTCGTGCCTGGTTAAGCTTGTCGTACTCATCCGTCGCGTCACTAACGTGCTCGGCCTGCTCTTTTATGAGGTCATTGACATCCTTCAGCAGTTGCGTTTGTCTGTCTAAAACTTCTGGGCTTGGTGTATCAGCCATAGATCATCACCCTATCGGCCATTCCATACCGGTTTGCCGTTTAAAATTTTTCATTGCAACATCCAGCTGTGCTTTCTGCCGATAGGTTCTAGGGTCTTCGAGTCCATTTTCTATGACGCTCGCCATGTATCTCTTCTCATCCATCAGTGTTTTTAAGAAACTATTGACTTGGCTCCTTGTCCCTTTTATCTTGTGGTTGGGCAAGTCCCTACCGGAAAACAACGCCTGCAAGCTCTGGACAGTGACCTTAATTAATACTTGATTTCGTATGTCAAGCATATCAAAAATATCCATTCCTTCAGATAGATCTAAAATTTCTTCGGACATTGTGAGGACCTCCAATCAAAGTAAATAGTTTTGATCTCAAAAACTTCTTATCTTGACCCTTTCTTAATGGCTTTTGTCTCTTCTTCTAGTTGTTGAGCGAGCCTGCGTACAAACCACAGCCGTAGTCCCACCGGCAAATTATATGCCTCCGAGAAACTCCAGCCGCCGTAATACTTAAGTGCAAAGAACTGGTCATAGACCGATTCCATATACTTATGACTCAAACCAAAAAAAGTCCGGCCCCAGCCGTACCTCCAGTTCAGCCTCGTGCCCGCAGTTCTCGCAGGCAAAACCTTGCCGAAAGTCCAAGTTTGGGTTAACTCGCTTATAAACAGTCCTCAAGTATTTGGCATCTCTTGCGGGGAGTTTATCAATTGTACGTGCGATAACCTTCTTGTTTGTCTCCTCATTAATACTCACTACATAACTTTTAAGCTGTCCCGTAACGGAGTCTCCGTCCTTGAGAGCGCCGATGGTCTTCTCGTCTGTTCCGCTCATAGGTCGTGTTTTAACCACCACCTTAGACTGGGGTAGCGTTACGGTAAAAAGCCCTTCGTTGTCTAATTCGATGTCACTTTCCTCTATTTGTTCTTCCCAGTTGTTAGGCAGAATTTCCGCTAAGTGATACTCAACCTTATTGCTGGTGAGGCAAAGCGGACAAACAACATTGGTGTCGTAAACTTCCCCATAACCACTTATACGAGCCGCAAGAATCAAGGCATTACGATCTCCTACCAAAAGACTATCAGTTTTAATACCCTTATTCACCAAAAGATTGGCCAGGAGCCTATCAAAAACAATGCCCTTCTTAAGAAAAGACTTATTGGTCAAAATATCTTCTTCTTTGGCCGTCATTTGCTTTATCTCTACCGAATCCACATTGTGAAGGAGGTGGCCCTCTGGGTAAAACAAGCCTTTCGAAGGCAGATCAACAAATTCTGTTGGAACAACAAACTCCAACGCACCGCCTGCTGGGGGGGTGTCTATATTCTTCGCTTTTTTTTCTAGTCCGAGTCTCTCTGCATTCCGTGACATTTATACCTCATTTATAATATTTCGGCGCCCAAGCCCTCGACAGCGCCGGCGGCTCCCAGCGTAGCATAGTCATAACGTACTGTTAAGGTCACTTCTGAAATGCCGTCATCCTCGTAACTAAAATCACCAAAGTTTGCGCTCTCCACCCAAGCATTTGCAAGAGTCCATGTACTTTGATCGGTGCCGTCTACGTTAAGCTGAGTAATGGTCCAGTCGTCTTTGGAGCTGTCTTTGTTCAAAGCCCCATCAAAAGTCGGAGTGCCATCAGGAATGTCATAGCCCAGGTCCTCAAGCAGGCCGTGCACAGCCTTAACTACAGTGTCGTTGCCGTCACCCTCAACAAAAGTTATCTCAACAGGCTCCCACGTAACAATACCAGGATAATAAAACTTATGATTGAAGAAGTTATGCTCATGTGTATTGACCGAAAATGTCGGCTTCGTGGCTGTCTTGGCCATAAGTTCACTTACGCCCCCAACGTTGACCTTAAATAAGTTTTTTCTGTTGGGTTTCAGAAGGGCGTTCCAAAAAGTTGTGGTCATTTACAAAATCTCCTTTCTCATAAGTAAGTAGTATTAGCTGGTAAAAACAGCGCCTTGGTTTGTGATCACGAAGTCAAGCAGGATGAACTCAATCGCTTTGGCAGGCTTGATGACTATTTTTGCATACATAACGTTCTGATCAATCAAGTCTGGTGTGGTTGTGGTCCTATCTAAGATAAGTTTATAGTCCACCAAGCCGCCGCCTGCCTTTACGCCAGCCAAGAACGGATTGACTTTATTAGCAAACGTAGCCCAAGTGCTCTCGATGTTCTGCTCAAAGAGGATTCCCTTTGCATGGTCTGCAATATGCCGCTTGAGGTATATTAACAACCTACGGACATTTATGCGATCCAGCGCAGACTTTGTCACTTGAAGAGTTTTTTGGCCGAAGACCACAATACCCTCGCTAACAAAATTTGCAATTGGGTTAATGTTAACCTCGTAAAGGGTGTCTCTGTCCGAAGCAGTCAAAGAGTCGGCCGTCCCTACAATGTCGATGCCGTATTTAGCGGCACCCCCATCTATACCACCTCGGTTAAACCCAGCCGGGGCAAACCAAAGGTCAGACACCTTGTCGCTATGGGAGAGCGCTGCCATGGCTGCAACAGACGGTGGCAACCAGAAATTATTTCCACCCTCCGACGCTTGCACCCACGGGTAATAAGCGGCTCCGTAACTATTATTAAGCGCTCGGGTCTTAAGGCTGCTAACTGTCGTTTTAACGGTGCCATACGTGGCCGCAGCATCCCTATCGCGGGTCTCTGACCTGGGCTTAAACCCGCCCTCTAAGTCGATAATACCTAGCGCATCCCCCCGAGTCTGCATCCTGGCAATAAGTTTCTTGGTGGTGGCGGCGTGAGTTATGCCAGGCATCGCTGCCATATTAATGGCAACGTCTTCCGTGCTGGCGATAAGGTCAATCGCCTTGCCAAGAGAATACACATAAGCGTTGTTTCCATCATTATCACTGCCAAGATCGGTGTTATTGAAGGGATCACTCTCTGTGATATCAAATCCTGCGGTGCCGCCGAAAAGAGGAAGGGAGAACCTGTCAGCCCGCAGCCCGCCGATGTCTCCCAACAGCGCTCCCACGCTCGTGTTAACAGAAGTAAGCGATGTTTTGGCGGCTCGACTGCCCGATACGTATACGGGGGGGCCGCCGTCTACACCGCCACTAACATTGTCTAACGTAAAGATAGTATTAATGATCAGGCCGGTTATAGGATCAACTGTCGAAAAGCCGTCTATACCGTCAGGCTTGGCAACGACAATGTCCTTAAGCGCTAAGTTATTGCGCTTGTCAGCTGCAACCTTTGTGCGCATTCCCCAATAAATGCTCTGTGCCGCAATGGGAGTCGTCGCATCATTAATAGCAGATGCTGACTCAACAAGCAGAAGGTCTGGGAACTTAAAGTTAGCTACACAGCCAGGCGCCATTCCAAAGAACTCCGTGCCGCTTGAGGCGCCCCACCCGCCTGGGGTAGCTATCCTGCACGGGGTCGGACCGACCGGCGTATCTGCATTGAACTGATAGAAGCCACCTGAAACCCAGGTATTGAGTGCGCCGCCTGCAAGGCCGTCCAGTTGGCCAGCTGCCACCGTCCCGGATGTAATCTGGAACCCTCTGGGGCGCGTGGGACCTTCAAAGCCCCAAGGCAAGAGGGGAGGTGAAAAGCTTTCTTGAGCCATCTCCACCCTGATGTAGGCAGAGCGGTTCGCATATCTTCCACGCATCCTATTTCGCTTAAGAGTGTCATCCCAAATTGGGTATTGATCACCAATCTTCTTCGCAATATAATTGGACTTATTCGGATCAAGCGAACAATTATCAAATACCTCCACGGAGGCCGCATCATCGTCGCCATACAAGCGGCGAACTTCTACAGTAAATGTCCCATACGGCTCTGCGGTGGTGTTGGCGCTTTGAGCGATAGATGAAATAGCAATTTTTATGTTTCTCTGTGCCCAGTCGTCACCATTCAGAGTATGAAATTTAAAAAGCTTGGTTGGATCCCGAGCAACATTAAAGCCCGTTCCGTCCGTTGTTGCAGTATCCTGGGAAATAACCCAGCCGCTCTGGGCGCTTGTGGCTTGCTGCCCGTAGTGGTCGGCCCATGCTACCGACCCAGAGTGCAACGAGAGTATAATGCCAAAGAAGTTCTCGGTGTTGCCCGTCGCCGCTTTAGTGGTGATCTTGGAGATGTGGTCTTCAAAAGTCTCACCAAGCCAATAAGCCTCCGTAGTGGTCGTTATACCACTGTTGGTTTTCGTTGGATCGGTATTGAAGACGTCTCGAATAAAATTATCAGAAGAGGCATCAAAGTTGAAACTGTATTTCGTGCCCGTGCTGTCGGTGCTTCCAGAGTAGAGTAGTACGCTAAAAGTGCCTCCTGCGGCCGAATTCTTAAAGAACGCAGAAACAGAAGCTGTGGGGTGCCCCACTCCATTAGTTGTGAGCGGTTGATAAGACGAACTCATGCTGCTACCAGAAAGAGCAATACCAGTGTTCGCGCCATCCAAGTACCAAACAGCCGCCAGCGTCCCTGTGAGTTGGCCAAAATTTTGCGTTGTCGCGCCCGTCGTTCCACTGGGTATTATGAAGAGCCCAAAAGCCCCGCCGTTTTGTGAATAATCAGTCATCGACGCTGTCGGGTTCGTGGTCTTCCACCCAGCCTGGACGCCAGTATTATTCGACGCTTGAGTATCAGACTCTTGCCCCACCAATCTGACTATCGTTACAGGAGAACTATTCTTGAGCCACGCCTTAGCGGCCCAGCTCCCATAAGTGACAGCAGAATGATTACCACCTCTCCAACTATTCTCGTCATTTCCGCTCTCGGGCTCACCGAACAGACTCACAAACTGTTCATAACTGTTCACCTGAGTAGGTATCATACCAGGACCTTTTGGAAAGCGTCCAATAATAGCGGGTCCTACCGCTACGGGCCCTTGGCCATATTGTGACTGGTCGATCTCATTGGTAAAAACGCCAGGCGAAATAAAAGTAAAGTCGTTCGCTGCCATCGTGGGGTCTCCTTGAAAAATATTTCTCTCTATTAACTAGTATTTTTTAAATGCAAAATGCTAATTTCACATTCACTATGTATCCATAGCATCTTATTTAAGCGCCAAGGGCGCCGAGCCCCTCCTGTACATCCAAAAGGTACTGTACCCAAAGCCCTGGGTGGGCCTGTACTGCCATCGGGGCAGATGTCGCACTGGGGTGGAGGCCATGGAATGCCTCCAAGGCACGCTCCTGGTCCCCGAGAGACAGCGTGTGCCAAAAACTATTCGCTCCCGCTAGGTCCGCTTCCGAGCTTAAAGGTTCAACAATCGGAGGTGGCTCTTCACCGCCAACAACTCCCAATATAGGACCAGGATAGTCCTGTGTGGAACCGTCCGGAAGCGGGCCCGTATTGGGGACATTGCTCCGAGGCCATATCGATTCACGCCCGAAGATCAGCCTTACTGCATTCTCCCTATAAACCAATTTAGGTTGCTCTTGGTTGGGGCCATCTCCAATCAGATATCCCAACACGTTAACATTAATCTGGGTCTGATACGTTTTTTCCTCGCCTCCAACATCTGACGCGTTGCTCTCTAGGTTAAATGCAGAGTCAACAAACGCCTCGTATCTATGGCTCTCGCTGCCAAAAATAAAATAATTTATTTGCCCCTGCCGGGTAATAAAGGGTGTAATCAAGTCGTTGATGTGCTGCAAATATTGTGTCTTGATGTTCACTTGATAGTTAATATTGACATAAACAGGAAGTGGAATGTCCACCGTTTGGTAAACTACTTGATTATTGTGAAAGGGCCAGTTATTCTGCCCCTCCACACGCTTAGCCATCGCATTGGCAAAATTTGAAGTCTTTTCTTGGTTTATTCTTTTTGTTATGGTTACTACTCCACCCTGCACATCGTTATATGGTGGAATATTAGCCTGAAGACCGCCCTTGCGTGCGGGGTCTTTAGTTACTTCTGACCGAAAGACACTGATTATAGGTAGCTTTAATTCACCAGTGCTCGCCCTTATATCCAAATGTGTCTTTCGGTGAAAAGCCCGCTCGGCGCTTTGCCAAATCACGGGGACCTTCTTAAAGCCTTCACGATGCATCACATGAAGATTAAGCTTCTCATCAACATATTTAAAGAAGGCCTCGTCAATCGTTTCCATCGTGCTGGGAGGGAAAACCTCTTCCCTTATTATGGATGAATCTTTACTTGCCATCAAATAAGCCCTCACGAGCAAGAACACACTTGGCAGAAACTTCCATCTTATGATCTATTTGGCCAAAAATGCGTTGGGGTTCTGCCCAAGTCACTATCTCATAATAATATTCTCCATATAAGATAAAATCACCCTCAGTCACATATAAGTCCTGGTCCTCCGTCAAACGTCTTTTGTGAAAATGGACGGTTATCTCGGTGGATCGGTCTAACCCATACTCTCCGGTGGCAGTCTCCAAGCTCTCCCAGTCTATAAGAGCAAAAACTCCAATAGGGGGTAAAAACACCTTATCAATCGCCTCACCATAAACTTGATGAAAATTGGTCCTGACAATATCGATTGGATAATATAAAATTTGTTGGCCAATAACTCTTTCAATAAGTTCATCGTTGACCTGTTTAACAAGATCCCTCTCCTTCTTCCCAAGAAAGAGAGGAGGAGGGGGACTAGCAGGTCTTATCCATTTGTTTGTTGGTGCTGCCATTTAATTATCCTGTATACACGAAATATGGGACTGTTTGGAACGTCTTCTGGGCTGCCTCCGTAATGGCCGCGTCTGCCTCCGTCAGTTTCAAGTAAGTCAAATCATCAAGAACCTCCATAAGTTCGTTTCGAAGTTTCTCTTGTTCCTCCTTCGCCTGAGAGAGTAGTTCAGAAGCGTTCAATGTCACCGTCTCGCCAGGAATAGGAATTGTAGTAAACTTGCCTCGAATCTGCCCAAGCATCTCCTTTGCGAGGGCTAGAGCATACTTGCGAATCCACTGTTTGCCCATGGAGTTAATTTTGTCAAATGGCAGATGTCCAAAAGGCAAAGTGTTTAAATTATTAACACCACCGACCTGGTTCTTGTCGATAGAAGCGGAATCAGCCTCCCATGAGTCAGTGTCGATGGTAAACTCAACAAATATGTTAAAAGGGCTCGCCGTCGTGGGCTGAGGGAAGATTCTTAAGATATTATTTCTAACTTCATAGGAGTAATGAGAATTTCTGGTATAGATCGCATCCTCATATGCCATTGCCTGCATTTTATTCTGCCACACTGGTACGATCTCAAACGTAGAGTCATCAGCGTACATGCCGTAAGTAGAGAGGTTGCCAACTGCGTTGAGGCCTCCATAATATCCATAAAATCTCCACATGCTGTGTGGGGTCTTATAAAAAACCCTTTTTATAAAAATTCGATTGTCTTTAATCTTGTTGTTGAAGAGTGAGTCAGTATCAAGCGACGACTGAGAAAGCATCGTCTGAAGGTCATAGTCTTGCACACTGGCGGTCATTGCGATCGAACCAGAGTAGACAGGCTGCGTCCCTCCAATAGCAATAGCCGTTCCAATGGAGTCCGCAATCTGCCTGCCATAACCGAAGTTAAAACGAGGGTACTTAAGTGCCGCATCAGTAAGAGTTTGCTGCCCTTCTATTGCAGACCCGCTTATTTGCCCCCTTTGATCAAAAGAACCGGTGGCATTGCCAAGAGCATTACCCAAAGTATTCTTTGCTTGATGCAGATTAATAATGTTAGAATATTCTAATACCGCTTCCTCATAGGTGGTAAACACATTCTTTTGTGTTAACTCAATATCAAGAACGTCACCCCCAAGCTTTCTGTAAATATAGTTTACTTGCTCGACCGCCCCCGTCATAAACATCTGGCTATAAAGCTCATTCGCCGTGTCGTCTTGCTTTGTAGTGCGCACATACACCGCCAAAGGATAATTCACAGCGGCTTCGGCCAAAGTCAATGACCCGCTCTCAGGAAGCGCAATAGCGCTTGTTGTTGCCACTGGTGTTAATTGCGGGACTGCCATACATTAATCCTCCTACAATACTAAGTAGTTTTCTGGGGGGAGATTATGGAAATAGGGCTATTGTTTCTTCTTAGTCCTAGACTTGCTCCAAGTTCTTTTCTTCTTGGGCGCCGCTTTGGCGTCAGCCTTTGGCTCTTCCTTGGCTTCGGCCACGACCTCCTCTTGAGGGGCCTGGTCGGGAGCGACCTCAACTAGTGGTGCTGCCACAGCCTGTGCCTTAGCCTCTTGTGCCGCAAGATAGGCCGCCAGTCTAGCTCTCTTCTTTTTCCGTCCCATGGTGGAGTCCTCCAAATATATAATAAATAGAAAGTCAGTATTATAAATACCAAAACAAAAAACCCCGGCTTCCTGAGAAGCCGGGGTTTTTGCTCAACCATTAAGGTTAAAGACTACGGATTACCACCGAGCAGGTTCGCCACAATGACAAGACCATACATATCAGGTCGCACCATCTTCTTGGCGTACCGAGTCATGACACCCTTACGGGGCACGAAGTCCTCAGTACCGAAGATAGTCGGAGTGACCTGGAGAGGTACGTATGGAGCGTACACATAGCCAGACTCAAGGAAGCTACCGCCCTTGCGACCCACGAGAACAACGTTTCGCAGGAAGTAAGGATCAACGTAGACATCCCACTTCTTGGAGAGAGCACCCACCTTGACTGCGCCGACAGTACCACGATCGGCATCGCCAGTAACAACGGCACGGAAACCGGCCGTAAACTCAAGGACGTTAGCAATCTCTGGTCCACAAACGATGAAGTTTGCGCCACCCCGAAGGGTCTTTCTATGGATAAGCGCGCTAATGTCATTAATGGTCTCGACAAGAGTCTCATACCATTCCGACACGTTGCCAGTGAAGTCCGGAGCAGTCGTACCCGCTCCGATTTCATCACCCGTCTCCTTGTTAACAAAGAGTCCCGGCGAACGCGACCAGTAATACTTACCGGCCGTAGCGCCCTGAACGAGGTCATTAAGAATCTCGCGATCGATTTCGAGAGCAATCTGCTCCGAAAGGATCTGCGTAAGCTCAACCTCAGCATCGAGGTTGTGATACGCATTGAGATCTTGACCAAGTTCGGGAGTCCACTTAGCCTTCAGCTTCTTGGTCATCGCGGTGACAGCCACAGCATCCACCTTGATGTCAATCTCGGGAATGTCAGCGTTGGTATAACCAACATTGATAGCTTCAGAGCCAGTACCCGAGCCCGCACCTTCAAGGCCCCATGGGAATCCACCCATGACAGCGCCAACTTCGCCGCTGCTGAAGACATCAGCAATGGGGTAATCCCAGACGTTTGCCTGGCGAGAAGCTAAGAGCATCGCTCCCGAAGCCGCAACAAGCGTGCTTGCTACCGATGAAGCGGTCGTTACAGTAACAAACATAAGCGATTCCGGCAGATCATTAGACCCATACGAAGAAGTAGGGTTCGGCTGGGTCAATCGACGAACAAACGGAGCCGAGTTCACAGCGGCCAGGGGTCTGACTACTGAACTGGTCAATCTCGGCGTAATGGCAATATAATCATGCGCATTCAGATTCGAGAAGTTGCTCGAATTAATGAATCCGATAGCCGCAGCCGAACCGGAAAGACCCGGTGCATCACGCAAGGCATAATTGAAGAAATCCTGAACCCCAGGGAACCTAATACCTCCGTGCCGCGCATCTGCCGTACACGGGAAATCGACAGTGCTGTTATCACATACACCAGCGTCGGTTCCACCAACAGTACCAGTGATCATAACCCCCAAGGTCGTGTCGCTATTATCAGTGCTAAGCGTTCCAGTTGGAGACGCATAACCATTGTTCAACGAATAAAATCCGCTTTCTGCGAACTCGAAGGTTAAGTCAACACCGCCCGTGATCTGCGAAGCAACCGCATTGCCGCCGTAAAGCGACTCTTGAGCAGTAGCTCCCATCCGAGACTCGTTGAACGTAAAGTCCATGAAGAAGATCAGACCCGAAGGCAGACTCATGGGCTGCACGCTAACAAGATCATTGGCGATCAACCCGCCGAAAACACGGCGAACGAGAGGGAACGCAACAGAGGCAAAGCCCTGCACGTCACCACCGGCCATAGACGAAGCTTCCTTCAGAAGCTGCGCGGCCTGATTCTCAAGCAAACGAGCCATACTATTTTTTTGATGGTCGTGTGAGAGTCCTTCCAAGAGTCCGGTCTTGTCCCACTTCTCAAGTAGGGCAGCACCTTCATTTTGGAGGGAACGCTCTTTAATACCCTCAGTAAGGGTTTCTAAAACAGACATTTATAAATCCTCCTTTTGAATTTATGTTAATCCAGCTAATGTTTTCCAACGGTCTAAGGCTGGTTCTTGACCGTTTGAAGTTGTCTCCCTCTTGCGAGCGAGCAACATTGCTGAAGAAGAGCGTTCAACGGCTTCGCTAAGTGATTCTGGATGGCGTTTGGTGCTGCCCACTGAGCTTTGAAGTGTCTCAAAAATTAACTTTGCTTCTTCAACAGATTTAGCCTCGGAAAGTTTTTCGGCAAGATGTGACTTTTGCCGCTCATTCAAGGAGTTATTTTCCAAAACTCTAACTTTATAGAGAAGCTTGGCGTTGACAATATTGGACTCTTCAAGAATCTCCTTCATCATTGTCACCGCTTCTGTTAGCTTCTCAACATATGCATCTTTATTTTTAATAGTTTTTCCTAATTGTTTATTCTCACTTTGAAGCTCCTTCACGGCTTTGTTCATCGCTTCAAAGTCATCTTTATGTTCATCACTCTGCAACATGGCGAGCATTTGCTTCGCCTTGTGTCGCATAAGTGTGTCGGGCGTACCCCCCCAACCTATTTTTGTTGGTTCAATATCAACCTTCAAGGATTCCGCTATCTCCTCTAAAGCCTCCTTGATATCGGCTTCAGTTATATCTTCCTCTAGCGCCTTCTCGCCCTCAACATCTTCAATTTCCTCTTTCTCTTCCTTTTCTGTGCCGGTAAATGCGGCGGGGCTCTTGCCATAGCCGCCGCCAGCCTCTTCCATGAGATCTTCGTCGAGCATATTCATTTGCTCCTCTAGTCTCGCTAAATCAAGAACAATAGTCTCTTCACCCGGCTCCTCTTCTTGCTGCTCTTCATCGGCAATGGTCAGCGCGGGTGTCTCTTCGCCCTCTTCATCAGGGCATAAGCACACTTTTGGCTTCATACCTGCTGTCTCTTGCTCTACAGATGTGCTAACTTGATCTAAAATCTCAGACTCCTCCTCCTCTTCAGTGGGAGGGCCCCAAGCCTCATCCTCTTCTTCTACGTCCAGATTAAAATCTTGTTCCGCCAAGATATGAGATACCGCCTCCTTAATTTGGCTAGAATATTTTTCAATAACAGCGGCCTCTGCGCTATGAAAAGCGGCCTCTCTAAGAGCCTCTGCTTCAACTATTGCTTGATCAAGTAATGTGGTCATACTTTTGCTCCTGAAAACACGTCACTAATAAATAGTAAGTTTTCAAGTAAAATAACCAAGTCAAGTGTTTACATTCGCTACTCTGCTTCATTGAGCGTTTGAGTCAGTAATGCCTGAGCCTGTTAAATGCCACATTCTTGTCGACGGAATGCTGGTCAACTCTGCCACAATAACATACCCCGTGTTCGCTGCGGCGTTGGTAATAAACACCTCTTTACACTTAGTATTAAATGTGTAAGAACCACTCTGGCCGGCAATCGCCACATAGTGAGAACCAGTAACCATATCATTGGGAAGTTGTGTATAACCCACCTCACCGCTATCTCCATTAGCAGTAATAGCTGTCGTGCTGCTTCCGCTCTCGAATGAAACCCAAATATATTCACCCAGAGCAGACCCTGTGTTTATAACAGTAAAAGATTTCGGAACATAGGGGAACTGCATCTTCTGAACCTTCCCGGCATCGATATTAGAGCCGGTTATCCACGGAAAGCCGCTTGCCTGGTAGGCCGGCGTATGCCAGATGCCCGGAGGTCCAAAATTGGGATTCCCCATAGTTTTATATGATCCAGTTGCCATCTATATCTCCATTTAAGACGGGTCCGTAATGCCCGAGCCGGTTAAGTGCCACATGCGTGTAGAGGGAATACTCGTTAGTTCTGCTACAACAAGATAGCCAGTTTGGGCTCCGGGGCAGGCAATAAATACCTCTTTGGCCTTAACGTTGAAGGTAAAAGAGCCACTCTTGCCCGCAATCCTTACATAATGGAAACCAGTGTTAACATCAGAGGTGGCGTTGTAGTCTGTACCGAGTCCATTGTTTGTACCGCTTCCATTAGCAATAATAGCTGGCGTACCGCTTCCGCTCTGGAAGGAAACCCGGATATAGTCAGTGTCGCTAGAGCCTGTGTTTATAACAGTAAAAGATTTCGGAACATGCGGGAACTGCATCTTCTGAATCTTATCCTGCTCAATTACAGAGCCGGTTATCCACGGAAAGCCGCTTGCTTGATAGGCTGGCGTATGCCAGATGCCTGGGGGGCCAAAGTTAGGGTTCCCCATAGTTTTATATGATCCAGTTGCCATGTGCTTCTCCGTCTGCTAATAAATAGCTATCTTATATCTAATTTCTTATTTCTTTCATTCTCTGCTTTGCGAGCATTGTTGATTTGTTGCTTCTTCTGTCTTCTCTTCTTCGTAGAGGGCTTCTCATAGAATCTCTTATTCAAGAATTTCTCTATTACCCTTTCCTTCTTAACCTTCTTTATAAACTTTTTAATTAGTCGGTTCGTATCGCCACGAACCTCGTTTAGAGTTACCTCAACATTTACAGATCTACTCATTGTTTATCCTTTTAAAGCATCCCACTTACCACCGGCAAGCCTCATAATCCCTGTGATGTCAACTCCAGGATCGTTCGGTGAGACTCCTGAGAGTGCTTTACCAGGGCCGTCATCTGATTTAGCTATTGGTTGTGTGCTTTCAAAGACATTTACTCCTGGAGCAATTGGGCCGACTGCTTCATTAAGGCGTTTGATTTTTTCTTGTCGTTGGCGCTCAAGTTCCTCTTCTTGGCGTCTTATGTCTGCCGGATCGGGACCTCTCTTCACCTCAGTTATAGTTTGCGCACCCATACCTCTTACGACTTCGGATACAACCTGAGATAA